CGCCAACTGGACGTGAACGCGCCATCGAACGAGACGCCCGCGCTCCACGCCGTTGCCGCTTCGACGAGCATCTCTTGTAGCCACTCAACCTCCGCCCGGCTCGCCGCGAGCTCTTCCTCGCGCGCGGCCAATCGCATCGCGAATGCGGTGTGCTCATCACGGAGTCGAGCAACCGAACGGGTGATCCGCTCGCCGGGGTGTGCAAATCCGCCACCGACAGACCGACCAATGCCGACCGCCAGCGCATCCCGCTCCGCCCGGCTCGCCGCGAGCGCGGACTCGGCGGCGTCGCGCTCCGCTCCGAGGGCGAACACCGCGTCTCGTAGGCGGTCGACTTCCTCGCGCGTCTGCGCTGGTCCGTGGATAGCCATTGCGGCCACCTTCCCGACTAGATCCCTCACGTCCACCCGCTCGCGCGCGGGATGCTCGTGCTTGTTCGTCACCAATTGCCTCCTGCGGTCTCCGCTTCTCCGAACGTGCAAGGCCCGCACATGCCAGTCACTGGGACGATGGGCGTGGCGCTGCAAACCTCGCACTTCCTCGACCAGTCGGGCGCGTAGAGCTTGGGGTCCGCGTCTCGCTTGGAACCGTCCGGCATGACTTCCTTCCAGCCGTCGCCGGGCTCGGGCGGGGCGGGATCTTGATTCGGGCTCATCGCTCTTGCTCCTCTGCCGCCGCAAGCAGCGCGCGGGCGACCGCATCGGCCAGCCCTTTACGCGACGCATGGCTCAGGCTGCCCCATTCATCCACAACGATCCGCGCCGCCTCGACCGCCTCGCTGGGGATGCGGGGGCGGGCTTCGACACCGAGCACGGCCACGATGCGCGGCAGACGGAACGCCGCCACTGTCGCGGTAGCGAGGATGCGCGTCTCGATACCGAACGCTTCCAAGATGGAGAACTTCGCGGCCCCATTCGGCTGCCGCGCAACATGGATCTCAATGCCGCCCTCGTAGGCCCACACGAGGACGTCGGACATCTCCGCCCCCGCGACAGGCCGCGAGCCGTCCGGGATCTCAGGGGAGGGGGTCACGGGCGGCGATGGACGGTTCTCTCCGGTGCCGTGACACACCAAACACGTCTGGTCGATGCCGAAGTGCTCGACGGCCCCAGTTCCGCCGCATTCAACGCACAGCGGGTAGTAGCTGTGGGGTGATTTCACGCCCCGGCTCCTTCGGCGTCGTCCGCCGCGCGCGGAGAGGGCGGGAAGAGCGCGCTGCGAAGGCGATCCGCGACGCTGCGGAACGTGTCCGACAGCGCGCTCTGGCTCGGGCTCCCTTCGGCGACGAGCAGGTTCTCAGCGGAACGGCGGAAGCTGCCCTCCAGGTCCGTCGCGACGGCACGCAACTCCCACCCGCACTTCTCGGCGGCGTCGAGGCGCACCTTGTTCTCGCACGCGAGTTGCCGCATGTCCGTTGCGTCTCGCTCGGCCTTCCCTGTGCGTGCCTCGGCGGCGCGGAGTTCCTTCCGTATCTCGCGCACGCGCGCCTCTTCGGTGGAGGCACGCTGCTCGGCGTCTCCACCGCGCGCCTCCAGCGCTGCGACGCGCGCGGAGAGGGCGGAGAGCGGCTCAGCCTTTCCGCCGACGCGCTTGATCTCGGCAAGGAATCGGCGCTTGGAATCCGCATCGCCCGCCTTCGCCGCCTCCCGCGTGGGCCAGATCCGCCCAGCCCACCCGAGCACACCGCGCGCCTCTTGGCACGCCTCGCGCCAGTCGTGCCCGTCGCCGCGTTCCTCCCATGCGCTGTCGGCGCTGCTCAGGAGCCCGCTCACGGCACGTTTCGCCGCGTCGCGCTCCTGCTCGGCGGCGCGCAGGCGGGAGGCGAGGGAGCGTGCGCGAGACGCCAGCCCGACCAGATCGAAGCCGTCGAGGTCGCGCGTCATGATCGCGTCCGCGCTGAGCTTCATGATCGCGTCCGCCAGCGCCTCGCCTTCCTCCGCCGCCCCGCCGCCCGTGGGGGAGGGGGCGGGCGTGACGTTCGCCATGTACCCCTTGCTCGTGAGATGCGCGAGCCGCTCGTTCGCCGCGCGATTCGCTTCCTTGAGTCCGGGCAGCAACTCGCCATGTTCCAGCTCGCCCGTCTCCGCCCGCGCTTCCGGGGCGGGCTCCCGCATAACCGCGCCGATGCCAGGGGAACCGACTTCGACGCAGCGGAACGTGGGGGGCTCGGGCGGCTGCTCGGCTTCCTCGTGCGCCGCCGCGATGCGCTGCACGGCGCGGGCGAGGAACTCGCGGTCAGACTTCGCGGACGTTGGAACCGCGAACGCCGCGCGTGTCGCTTCGCATGCGCCCACGGATCTGCCCGCCGCCTCGACCTCCTCCGCCGTCGGCCTCGCGGCGGAGAGCGCGGAGAGGCGGGACTCGAATGCGTCGCGCACGCGCAGTATGGTCTCCGCGCGTGAGTGGTTCGCGCGGGCCCGTGAGGCGCAGCTGCGCGCCATGCTCGATGTCGCCGCAACCTCGCGCTCCAGCTCCGCCACCCGCGCTTGCAGCCGCTCCATCTCGGCCCGGGGCTCACTGCAATACGACCCGTGAGGAGTGCCCCGACGCGCACCACAAACGCGACACCACTCGCGCTCGCTGGCGGCGGGCGGCGTCACGCGGGGCACGCCGTCCATCTCCGCCGCAACCCCGTAGAGCATGTCCCGCTCCTCCGCTGTCTCCGCGCCGCCGTAGCGGCTGATCCGGTCGGCGATTGCGCGCAGGCGCGTGGGGTGGTCAGTCGGCATCGGGGGCTCCTGTGCGCTGCTTGACCGCCCACCGGATATCGGCGAGTCGCTCGCTTTGCTTCCACCGACGAGCCCACCGACGAGCGGGCTCCGACGATTCGCCATCCGAAATCGCTTCGAGCACGCCGCTCCAGAGGTCAGTGTCGTAGGTGTGCCAAAGCTCGAAGAACTGGAGCACGGCCTCGACGCACGGCAACTCGTCGTAGAGCGCGCACACCTCATGGCCGAGGTTGCTCACGACGCGGGACATGTATTCCGCAGCGCTCTCGCCTTCGTGCTGCCCCGGGCGCGGCTTGATCTGCTCACTCACCTGCCCGCTCCTTTGCCAGCGCGGCGAGCAGGGCGTCGGCGCACTCCACACCAATCTCCGCCGATGTTTCCGGTCGCGTCCATGCAGATTGAGCGCAAAGCCCCTGCATCGCCGCCATCGCGAACCGCTCCCGGATCGTCATCTCGCTTGCCGGCGCGTCGCCGCGCGGGGTGTCAGAGTCGCTCATAGCACTCCCCTCGGATCGGATCCTGTCGCGACGATCAGCACGCGCATGCTGCGAGCCCAACTCAAGCTCAAGCGCGACGCGGCAGGGCGCGAACTTGTGCAGGTACACAAGGTCAAGCGGGTTCCCCTTGTACGGGGCGATGACATCGCTCGGCATGTAGTCGTGCTCGAACGAGTCCACGTCGCGGACAACCCTTTCGACATCCTCGGCCGAGGTCCCATCCAGGATGAAAATGCGCCCGTACCCCTTGTAGGGCAGCGCGTCGATCATCTTCGCGTCCATCGTCTTCCTCCTTCTCTGGTCAGGCAGAGCGCGGGCGCTGCTATCGCGCCCGTCGTCGCGACGCTCCGCACATTGCGGACGCCCGCGCCCTGTTCTCTCACGGCAGGAACGCCGCCATCAGGATCCACCACGCCGCCATCGGCACGGCGCAGATCAGGGCGAACAGGAACCCGCGCATGGCGGCCTTCACGCCTGGTCCTTGAGCCCGGCGAACGCCGAGGCGCCGGGCGGGTCGTCGTCGGCCTCGGGCGCTTCGTCCTTCGCGGAGCCGGCGAAGCTCGAGACGATCGAGCCCAGCGTCGGCGCGGTGGTCTCCGTCTGCGCCTTCACCTCGTACTCGACGTCGCGGATGCCCTCGGCCTCGTCCTCCTCCATGATCCCACTGACGCCGAAGGCGACGCGCACGCCCTGTGCGATTGTCCGGTTGCGCAGCATCCGCGCCGGCTGGTTGTTCCACGGGTCGGTGTTCCGGTAGCACTCGTGCAGGTACTCCGTGATGACCGTCGGGTGCGAGCGGTCCTTGCGGTGCAGCGTGATCGTGCAGGAGTTCGGACCACGCGAGAGGTCTTCGCTCCACTCGAAGGTGAGCTCCATCCCATCGAATTGCGGGTGCCGGTTCGCGATCTTGAGCCAGCCGTCGACCCCGACCACCGGAACCATGCCGCCGCCCTTCGCGGGGAAGGCATAGATTTCCTTTGTGAACGGGTTGAGCGCGTACTCCTTGGCGACGACGCAGAAGCCGTAGACCTCGCCGAGCGTGGCGGGGCGCTTCACTCCCGACTTCGGATCCTTCACGTCCGGGAGCACGGTCGCCTTCAGGGCGGTGCTCAGGCCGTCGAGGTCGAAGCCGTAGCTCTTGGCGAGCTCGACCATGAGCTCCTGCTCGTTCTGCTTCTTGGCGGGCGCCACTGCTGATCTGCTCTGGCTCACTTGATCTCCTTGACGGTGCGGAACGTCCGGTATCTGGTTGCGTCGACGCTGTAGCCTGCGCGGTCGACGGTCGCGCACTTGAAGATGACCCCGCCGCCGGTGGCGTAGGTCGCGTCACCCATCGCTGCGCGGAGCCGCGCCTCGATGCTGTCTCGCTCGGCCTCGGCGTCGCGCTCTTCCTGTCGCAGGAGCGCGAGCACGTCGGAGGCCGCCACGTAGCCGTCGATGAGCTCCTGGTGCTCCGCGCCGAGCTCGATGATGCGCCCGGTCGACTTGGGCCAGAGCCGCTTGATCGTGCCGAGGTCGCGCGCGCCGAGCTCGGGCATCCGGTCCTTGACGATGTGCTCCTCGTGCCAGTTCGTGAGGCCGTTGAGCAGGTCGTCGATGAGCTTGTCGTCGCGCTCGAAGCGCGCCCACTTCGGCGCGGGCCAGGCGAGCGAGGAGAGGATCGCCTCGTCGAGCCCGGTGCACGCGACCTGCACGGCGACTTGCGCCTGGAAGCCGAGCGGCGCGTCCTGCGGATCGAAGGAGGTCCACGGGCCGGGGGCCTTGGTCTCGATGGAGCCGCACCACTGGAAGGTCTGGAAGCCGACGGCGCTGAGGTCGGGGTCGCCGTCCGGGAAGTGATCGACTACGCCAGCGAAGTAGAGCCCGTCCGGCGTCGCCATGAGCCACGGCAGGTCCGCGTGCTGCACGAGCCCGGGGCTGCACGAGACGGCGACGCCTGCGAGCTCGCCGACCCATTCGCGGTGCATCTGCTCCGTGCGGTTGCCCCACTCGAGCCAGGGCTTGTCGCTCGCGTCGAGCTCGTCCTCGGACAGCTTGCCCGTGATGCGAGCCCACACGTCGAGCCCGGTGCCGTAGTCGGACACCCCGAGGATCTTCGGAACGTCCGTCGCTGTGATGCTCTGCCGGCGCTGCTCGAACCACGCGGGCGTGAGCGGCGCGATGCCAAGGATCTTCAAAGGTCTGCTCCTGCGTTGACTCGTCCATTCTCCATGCCGAGCATCCGCGCGAGGTGAAGCATTCCCACCATGACGTGCGCGCAATGATGCCAGCGTGTGCGTTCTAACAGGCCCTCGGGAAGACCTTGAAGCGGCGTTAGCGTTCCGTCGTCCGCAGCGACGTAGATGCGGCTGAAGCGGTCGTGCGGTTGCTTGCGAATCACGATGGCGCGCACACCTAAGCGGCGTGCGAGCTCGGAGCCGTTGTCCTCGTTTTCCTTGAGGCCCGGATAGCGCCGCGTGAAGACCCTATGCGAGCGGTCGATCTTCTTGAAGGTCCGCAGTCTGGTCGGCAGCCGCGGCGGGGGAGGTTGGAACTCTTCGGGCTTCATGGGGTGGGGCTCGCGCCGCATGGAGGGAGTCGGCGGCGGCGCTCCAGCGCGAGCCCCGTGACCTTGGGAGCGCCACTGGGAACGGGAGTAGAGCGAGGCGAAGCGCAATGGTCAAGGAGTTTTATCTTGACCGTGCTGCAATCGGGAAGGATCCTTCCCGCATGGTGAAGCCCATCTCGACGCTGGCCCGCAAGGGTCGGGCCCTGGAAACACGGCTCGGCTACCAACTCGCCCGGGCCCGGGTCGCGGCCGGGATCAGCCAGGAGGAGCTCGCCGAGCGGCTGCGAATGAGCCGCCAGAGCGTGTGCAACATGGAGCGGGGCCGACAGGCCGGGGCCCTCCGGCGCGTCCGCGAGCTCTGCCTCGCCCTCGACGTGGACCCCCGGGACCTGCTGGAGCTCAGGTAGGTGGCACGCCGCAAGGGTCGGCTCCACTGGTTCGCGTGGTACCCCGAGGACTTCCACGGCGACCCACTCGTGCGGACGATGCCGCCCGCCGCCCGCGGCGCGTACCGCGAGCTCCTTGACCACTCGTGGCAGGTCGGCCCGATCGTCGACCCGGAGCGCGTGATCCGGGGCCTCGGCTGGGACCCGGCGCTGTGGGCGAGCGACATCCGCCCGTGTTGGACCGAGACGCCCGCCGGCTGGATCCAGAAGCGGCTCGAGCTGGAGCGGGCCGAGGCACTCGGGCAGTCGGGCCGCGCCGTCGCTGCCAATGCGGTCCGATGGGAGTCCAAGCGCAATCCAAATGGACCTCCAAATGGACTCCAGCGGCAATCCTCTCCACCTCCAGAACCAGAACCAGAACCAGAGACCCTGCAACCCCCCGTAGCCCCCCTACCCTCCGGCCAGGTCGCAGGCAGCGGCTTCGCCGCCGGTGAGCCGGCCGAGCCGGCGGGGGAGGAAGACCACCTCCCGAGATCCCGGAACCTGCTGAAGGCCTGGCACTCGCAGAAGGTCGCTCGCTTCCCGCAGCTCCTCGAAGGCCGCAAGGCCGCGCAGCTCGAGCTGTGGGAGAACCACCTCCGCGCGACCCTCTCGCGCCCCTACTCGAACGAGAGCGCCATCGCGGCGCTCACCGAAGTCGCCGCCTGGACCCCCGACGAGCTCGAGGCGGCCGTCTCGAACTCCCTCGCCGGGAGCTACGCCAAGCTCGTCCTGCCCCCAACCCACGGGAGAACCCATGACCGGACCGCGCCCCCTCAGAGACCTCCTTCCCGACACTCAGGATCCGAACCTCCCAGAGTCCTCAAGCAGATCTGACCACGACGACGGCCCTCCCGCCGCCGCCGCTGCACGATCGGAGCCCGAGACGCCCTCCGAGTCGTCCGATGGCGAAGTCTCGGCAGACGCGCTCCCAGGGGCCTTAGAAGCGAAGGCCCATCTCGAGGCCCTGGGAGCCCGGCAGGCCCAGCGGGAGCTCACGGCACGCCTCGAAGCCTGGCGGGCCGGCGGCTTCTGGCCGCGCCACCGCGACGCCCTGCTGCTCGGCGACGGGCAGACCCGGCAGGCGATCCTCACCCGGGAGGGCGGGGCGCAGTTCTTCGCCCGCATCCGGCCCGACCGCTTCGCCGGCCTGTGCGACGCGGCGATGCGCCCCGGCTCGACGGTCGTGCTCTACGGCCCGCGCGGTCGGGGCAAGACCCAGCTCGCGACCTTCCTCGCCGGCCACGTCCTCGTCACCGCCGACCTGCCCGAGCGGCCGAAGGCGATCTACGCCTCGTGGCCCGAGATCGTCGACCTCGAACGCGGAGTGTTCCGCGAGGAGGGCGGGAAGGGCGCCATCGCCGGGCTGTACGCGCCCGACGTCGTGGTGCTCGACGAGGTGCAGGACCCCGGCACCGAGTTCGCGACCGAACGCCTGACGCGCGTGGTCGACCGCCGCTACGGCTGGATGCGCCGCACGATCCTCGTGACCTCGGTGCAGGGCATGGCCGAGCTCGAGCGCGTGATCGGCTCGTCCGTCGCCTCGCGCGTGAACGAGACCGGAGCGTTCTTCGAGTGCGCCTGGGAGGGCTACCGATGAGCCCGGAGACCAAGACGGACCTGGTTCGGGCCAACGAGGAGTACCGACTCGTCGCCCCCGAGCAGCAGATCGCAGTGTGGCGCGAGCAGTTCATGGCCCTCGCCGTCACCGACGTCGAGAGCCGGGCTCAACTCGCCGTCGTGCACGAGGCGCGGATGACCGTCAAGAGCGCGCGCGTCGAGGTGGAGAAGACGCGCAAGCGGCTGAAGGAGGACGCGCTGCGCTGGGGCAAGGTGGTCGACGGCGAGGCGAAGCGAATCACGGCGCTCATGGAGCCCATCGAGGAGCATCTCGCCGCCGAGGAGCGCAAGGTCGAGGAGCACAAGGCGGCGCAGGCCGCCGAGGCGCTGCGCGTGCGGCTCGATGCGCTGGAGGCCACGAACCCCACGATGATCGACGTGCGCGCCGTCGAGAAGATGAGCGACGCGAACTTCGAGGATCTCCTTCGGGAGTGCCAAGCCGCGGCCGAGGCGCGGGCCGCCAAGGCGGCCGAAGAGGCGGAGCTCAAGGCGGCAGAGCAGGCCGCGATCGAAGCCGAGAAGGCGCGGCTCGCCGCAGTGTGGGCCGAGCAGGAGGCCGCGAACCGCGCCGAGCAGCAGCGCGTGGCCCAGGAGCGTGAGGCTGTCGCTGCGCGCGAGAGGGCCGTGAAGGAGCGCGAGGACGCTCAGCGTGCCGAGGCCGAGGCTGCCGCGATGGCCGAGGCGAACCGTGCGCGCGACGAGGAAGCGAAGGCCAAGCGCGAAGCGCAGGCCGAGTACCAGAAGCGGCAGGCGCGCGAGCAGGCCAAGCTCGAGGCCGACCGCGCGCCCGACCGCGAGAAGGTCGCGGCGTTCCTCGCCGAGCTCGAGGCCGTGACCGTGCCCGAGGTCTGGTGCCGCTCCGACATCGACGAGATCCTCGTGCTCGCCTTCGACGACATCGGGCAACTGATCGGCCGGGAGCCGCGCGGGGAGGAGACTTGAGCGCGATCAACTGGACGCCATGCGGGCGAATGCCGCTCGTCTGCGGCGGTTCCGCGCAGCAGTTCAAGCGCGGCCCGCTCACCGTCCTGCTCGCGCAGGAAGAAGGCCGGTGGCACCTGTCGATCTCGACGCCCACGCGATATCCGACATGGGACGAGATCGCCGACGCGCGCTACGACTTGCTGCCCGACGCGCTGCGCATGGCGATGCTGCTGCCGCCCCGCGCCGAGTACGTCAACGCGCACCCGTACTGCTTCCACCTGTGGGAGACCCAGGACGAGGGGATCCCGACCGAAGAGACGGCCGGGACAGCGCGCACGCGGGACGGCTCCTAGCCCTTATCGAGCGCCTCTGCGAGGTCGAGCAGATCGGCCCCGCAGAGGTGCACGTACCCCTGTGTCGTCTTGATGTTCTTGTGCCCCGCCCAGCGCATGACCTTCATCGGGTCCATACCCGCCCGAATCAAGCGCGTGAGGCAGGTGTGCCGCAGAACGTGGGGCGTCACGTCGTCACTGATCCCCGCCGCGACCCGAGCCGCGGCAAAGATGCGAATGAAACTCATGTAGGTGATCGGGAAGACCCGCTCTCCAGCCTCATCCATCTCGAGCGCCGACCAGTACGACGATGGGAGCGGCAGGCGCCGGCTCGTGTTGTTCTTCGTCGCCTCGAAGGTGACGTAGACCGCGCCGAGCTCGCGCTCGACCCGAGAAGGTGCAAGCCCCAGCGCCTCGCCGGCCCGCGCGCCGGTGGCGAGCAGGAACATGACGAGCCGGCAGGCCGTGCGGCCCGGCGCGTCCTCGCGTTCGGCCAGCGCGCCGAGCAGCGCCTCCTCCTCATCGTCGGTCAGTACGCGGTGGCGCCCGTTGCGCACCCGAGGCGGTGCAAGCCGTAGGGGCCCGACCTGGGCGCCGTGAGCGCGCGCCGTGGCGAGCATGGCCGAGAGCGCGGCGAGCTTGCGCGCGACCGTCGCCGGAGCGTGCTGCGCCGCGAGCTTCGACACGAGCCGGTCCAGGTGCGCTTGCGTGAGCCGGTCGGCCCGGCGATCGGGCCCGAGCAGCTCGGCCACGGCGCGCGCGTTCCCCATGCTCGTCTCCTCGCTCGCCTGACCAGCCCAGCGCGTGCGATAGGTGAGCTCCACGAGCTCGGCCAGGGTGAGCGGCGCGGACTTCGAGGAGGTCATGAGCGGAGCTCCGCGCTCGCGAGCGCTTCGTGCGCCGCGACGAGCAGCGCGTGCGGCGAGTCGGGTTGCGTCGGCCCCGTGTGCTCGCGGCACCAGTCGAGCAGGGCCTCGAGCGCCGCGCGCACGGCGCCGCAGGCGCAACCGCGCCCGGCTTGAACATGCTTCTCTTCCATCGCTCCGATCCTCCGTTGCAAGGTCCCCGATCGGTCTCCCGCCCCGTGCGGGAGTGCAGCGCGCGCCGCGTGCAGGCTCGGGTGAGTGCGCGCCATGCGCGGGAGCCGCAGGGCCCCCGCGCGTTCCGTTCAGCGCCGCGCGCCTTCGCGCTTCGCCCGGGCGAGCAGGGCCGCGCGCACGAGCCGGGCCTCGCTCGACCACTGGCGCGGCGGGAGCTTCAGCGCTTCAGCGCGCGCCAGGTCGAGCCCGCGCCCCCTGCCGTCCAGCCGGAAGGGTCGGGGCGTGCGGCTCCCGTGGATCCAGCCGAGCACCGAGAGGGTGATCCGGTGAGCGCTCATCGCGGCACGAGCTCCAGGATGCGGCCCCCGACGCGATCCAGCCCGAGCCGCGCGTCGGCGTGCTGCTCGCGTTGCGACAGCCGCGTGAGCCCGTGCACGAAGCCCCAGGCGGTCAGCGGGTCGCCGCCCCACTGGTCGTGCTGCTCGGCCAGCCCGAACGCTTCGCGCGCCGTGCGTTGCGGGAGCAGCCGCGCGCCGTGCAAGCGCGTCACCAGGTCATCCGCGGACTCGGCGAGCCGGTAGCGCCGCGCGCGCCCGATCGCCTCGAGCTCGTCTCGCGTGCTCGACTCCGCGTAGCGCTCGAGCTCGGCGCCGGCCGCGTCGAAGGTCGCCCGGACGTCCCCGACGTGCGCGACCCGGAGCGTCTGCACCTCGCTCGCGCCCCAGACGATATGGTTGCCACACACCCCCTCGAGCAGGAACGAGCAGAGCTCGAGCGCGCCCCCGCCGGTCTCCGAGTTGCGCACGAACACGCCGCGCGCGAGCGAGTTGCCAGTGCCGAGCTCGATCCGGGCCTCGGGCTGGACCAGGAAGGCGAACATCTCCGCATCCGAGGAGTAGAGCCCCGCGGGCGCGATCTCGTCACCGACCCGCACGGCCGCGCCGCCCCCGGAGCCGAGAGCGATGACGTCGCCGGCGCCGGCCGTGCGCGTCTCACCCTTGTACCCGTGCGGCACGCGCGCCGGCGGAGCGACCCATCCGAGCGCGGCGAGCCGCTCGAGGGCCTCGCACACCTCGAAGTCCCAGACCCGCGCGTAGCGCTCGCTCGTCGCGCCGCGGAGCTCGAGCAGCCCGCCCTCCTCGCGCCGCGTCAGCATGAGGGAGCGCGCGCAGCCGGGCCCGTTGCGCAGCCCGTAGGTCAGCGCATCCGCGGCGAGCTCGGCCGGGAGCGAGCGCAAGTAGTTCGCCGGCGCCCCGGCGAGCGCGGCGAGCGAGCCGAAGCCCGAGAAGGTGAAGCGCGCGGCCGTGCCCGTCGGCCCGACCAGGAAAGGCTCGGCGCCATCGGAGCGCCCCTCGAGCTCGCGCGGGTTCACGCTCGCGAGCGCCGTTGCGGTCGCGCGCTTCAGGCACGCGCCGCGCATCTCGGCCACGGTCCAGAATCGCTCGTCAGCCGGGCGGTTCGCCCACTGGTCGTGAGCCTGAGTCAGGTTCACACTCACCATTGGAATCTCCGTTGCAAGGTCATGCGCGGGAGCGAGCCGCGCGGAGTCATCTTCAGGACGGGAGCGACCCGTCTACGGGCCGGGAGCGCGGGCCCCCGGCCGTTTCGACGCCTAGAACGCGATGGACCCGCCGGGAGCCGGAGCGCTCGCGCGCTTGCGGCTCGGCGCGGCGCCGTGCTCGCGACTCGGCGCCTTGACGCGCGGCCGCGCCTTCGGAGCCGGCTCGTGCTGCGCCCGCGCGTCCTCGAGCTCGACCTCGGCGACCGTGACGGGCTCCACGCTCGCCCGCACACCGAGCCGCGAGGGGAGCCGGTCCTCCCGCCCCCACCAGAGCCCGTCGGCCTTCGACCAGCGGAAGCCCGCGGCCTTCAGGTCAGCGCGCACGAGGTATCCGGGCTTCTCCGGGAAGAGCACCTCGACGTAACCGGGCGCCTTGCCGGCCCGGACGGTCGGGCCCTCGAGCTCCTGCGCGTCGGGCGGGAGCTCCGGGAGCGGAGCGGATCCCTCGAGCTCGGCAACCGCCGCGCTCCGCGCGAACACGGCGGCATCCCGCTCGCGCTCGGCCGTCTCGAGCCGGATGCGGAGCTCGCGCGCAGTGTCCAGCGCTAGGTCACGAGCACCGGCCGCGGCCGTGAGCTTGCGCTCGCACTCGTCCATCGCGCCGCGGAGCTCCGCCAGATCGCCCCGGAGCTCGGCGACGAGCAGAGCATCGGCCGAGGGCCCGGAAGGCGCCCCGAGCGGCTCCGCTGCGCCAGCGCGCACGACGGGCCCCTTCCCGCCGTCCGAGTCGAGGGTGACGGGCATGATGGCGCCGAAGCCGCACCCCGCGACGACGCGGAAGGGAGCGAGAGTGCGGAGCCGGCCCTCCTCGTCCACCGGGAGCTCCAGCCGCACGGAGCCCGAGTCGCTCCCGAGCGCCCGCGCCAGGTCCGCCAGGTACTCCGCGTTGAAGGCCAGGACGGGCGCCTTCGCATCCGCGGGCGGCAGCACGGCCCGCCACTTCGGGAAGTCACCGGACGGCCGCTCCGCGCTCGCCACGGCGCCGCCCTTCACGGCCCAGCGCACGAGCCCGTTCGGCGACAGGCGCCCCCCATCCCTCGACGCGCGCCGCGCATCCGCCCATGCACGCGCCGGGATCAGGCCCGGCTCGTCACCCTCCTCGAGGTTGACCGGCACCACCGCCAGAACCTTCCCATCGGTTGCCACGGCCACGTGCCCAGTCCCCTCCTGCTCGACACTGATCGAGTCGAGCGCGCCGTAGCGGCTCGGGCCCTTCGAGCACGCGCGCTCGAGCTCCAATCCCTTCGGAACCTGCATAGCCTCAGTCCTCCAGTTGCAAGGTCGTGCGCTCTCCCGGTAGAGCGCGGAGTATCGGGACGCGCGGCCGGAGCCGCGCCGCACCGGGCCTAACCCTCAGTCTGGAACCAGCCGCGCGGATGCGGCTCGACCGCCGCGGCGACCGCGCGCGCGAAGCCCGCGAAGTGCACGCTCGAGCCCGCCGCGAGCTCCGACAACTCGAGGGCCTTCGCCCGGTCCCCCGCGTCCAGGAAGGCGAGCGCATCCGTGGCACAGTTCTCCGCGTGCAGCAGCGGCGCCGTAGCGCCCGAGCCCAGAGCCTTCCAGCCCGCGAGGCTCGCATCGCTCCAGAGCTCCGAGAGCCTCGAGCGCGTGCAGCCCTTGCAGCTCGCATCCCCACGGAACGAGCGACGAGTCGGCACGTGGCAGGAGACGCAGCGCGCGAAGTCGGTAGCGGTCATCGGTCCATCCTCCAGTTGCAAGGTCATCGGTCCGAGCCCGGAAGGTCAATCCGAGCCCGAGCGCTCGAACCAATCGAGCACCGCACCACTAAACGCCGCCGGCGAGCAGAAGGTGTCAACAAACCCGGAGAAATCGCACGGAATGCGAATGCGGACCAGGAGGGCAGGGCTCGAGCTCCAGCCCGACGCTCACAACATCCGGGACGCAAGGCTTGACAGAGCAGGACAGGGCCTCGGTACCCTCAGCACAGAGCAGGCAGGCTCAGAGTCCAGGACTGCGGCTCAGGAAGCCCGGCGCCGGAAGGCGGCAGCAGAAGCAGGCAGGAGACTCAGAGCAGGCCAGGGCAGGCAGAGCAGAGGATGGACCAGAGCTCAGAGCCCTTCCGGGCTTCTCCGAGCGGCCGAGAGGTCACACTGGGCAGGAGAGTGAGAGAGGCAGCAGGGCCTCAGTCAGAGGTGGGTCAACTCTCACGTGAGGTTCAAGTTGGCGCGCCACGCCAGAGCTCGAGCCCGGTCCGGGAGCGCTATCGCATAGGCAATGCGATGCTCGGCCATGCAGCGCAAGGGCTTAGGCTCGCAGCGCCGCGCCGATCGAGCCCGGCGAGGTCGAAGGCCGACCCCCCCCACCCCCCTCGAGCCCCAAGGGGGGGGAAGCCGCGGCAAGGTGGACGTTCTAGCCCCCACGAAAGTCTGCGGTCCTCCCCCCCTGCTACCCTTCCCCTGGGCCCTGTATCGGGGGCTGGGGCCTTCGGTTCGGTGGCCCCGGCCCCCCCCTGCTGGTGCGCGTGCTTCCCTGCCCGTGGTAGGCTGCGTGGGCTCTTCCCCTGCGCCGGCCCGGTTGGGACCTTCGCCTCCCTCCGGGCTGGCCTCCCCCCCTGCTGAGATGCTGAGCGTGAGCGACATCCCTCTCGACGAGATGCTCGAGGCCGTGCGGATCCTGGACGCCAAGGCGGTCCCGCAACACGAGCGCAGTCAATTCGAGCCGGAGACCGGGGAAATCTACCTCCTGGCCGATCCGTGCACCCCGGGTGGCCGGAAGCGGCTCGAGCTGATGGGGTACTCCGAGGTCAGGAAGGGCGTTTGGGCGCCGGCATGAGCTCGAGCGCGGACTCCTGGGTGTGCTGGTCGTGCCGATGGGGTGGGGCGGGGGAGGAGCCGCTCGAGTGCCCGCGGTGCGAGGCGTTGCTGCGGGAGGCGGATCCGCTGCGGGAGGCTCACCGTGCGGTGGTGGAGGGGATAGCGCGCGGGCTGGACCGGCAGATCATGGCGCGCGGTGCCGCGGGCGCGGACCTGGAGTGCTGAGCGTCAGGCAGTTGCCCGCGCGGACGCGGCGGTCGAAGGTGGGCGCATGAGCATCCCCTTCTGGTACTGGATCTTCCTGGCGCTGCTGTTCTTCCTCGGCGTGCACGGCGGGTACACCCGCAGGTCGGAGGGGCCGCTGGTGTGGGGCGGTCTGATCCCCTTCGTGCTGTTCCTGCTGATCGGCTGGGCGGTGTTCGGGGCGCCGGTGAGCGGGGGCTAGGCGGGGGCCTTCCAGTCTTCGCCTTCGTCCTCGTCGCAGGTCTCGGTGTCGCGGGCGTAGGGCTCGCGCATGGCCTCGAGCTCTTCTTGGAGGAGGAGGGAGACGCAGCCGGTGACGGCGGCCATCGTGAGGCCAGAGCGCTTGTATCCGTCGAGGACGGTGCGGAGGTCGAGGAGGAGGCAGCCTTCGAGGCCGTCCTCGGCGCCGAGGTCTTCGCCGGCGGGCAGGGCGCTGGGGATCTCGGGCTTCTTCCTCACGGGACGGCCTTGAGTCGCCCTGGGCGGCCCGAGCGGGTGGCGGAGTATTCGGCGAGGTCCATGGGGGTGTGGGTGGGCTTGGGCCCCCAGTGGTCGGCTTCGGAGCGTGGGGCGACCTCGAGCTGGCCGGGGCGTCGGCGGTCTGTGCGGGCGGCCCATTGGGAGAGGGTGCCGCGGGCGTCGACGGCGACGGCGGAGGGGGTGGTGCAGTCGCGGAAGCGGCAGCGGACCTCGAAGCAGTCGTTGGGGTAGCGGGGGTGACGTCGGAGGTCGCGGGGCTCGACGGTCTGCTCGCGGCCGCAGGCTGGGCAGGTGAAGGGTTGGGGCTTCATCTGGAGGCGGTGGTGAGGCGGATGGCGGAGTGGAGGAAGCGCCAGGGCGGGCGGGGGGCGACGAGCTCGTAGAGGTGGAGGCGCAGCCCGTCGGCCGTGGGGATGGCGAGGCGGAAGGAGGACGGCCCGCCGTTCTTGCCCGCCGGGAGATGGAGGGACTCGCCGCAACGGGGGCCTCCGATCAGGGCGACAGGGGTGCGGCGGGCCGTCATGGGCTCAGAACTGGAAGTAGGCGGTGTAGACCTGGGTGGTCTGCCCGACGGTCGTTGTGGAGATGCGGTTGAAGGGGAAGGGGGAGAAGGTCTTGGAGGCCGTCTGAGTGGTGGCCACGCCGACGGCGACGGCGGCGAAGTCGGTTTGGGCGATCGTGGCGATGGTCTGCCAGTTCACGTTGTCGGCGGAGCCCTGGACGGTGCAGGCGACGGTGCCGCCCGCGGCGTCCGGGTCGCCGAGGCAGTTGATGGTGAGCCGGGCGGTGTCGGTCGCTTCGCCGCCGGTCGGCGTCTCGGACTTGATGGACCCGCCGAGGTTGGAGGCGACGGGGATCGAAGGGGAGAGCCGGGCCGTGACGGTGCCGGTCCAGGTGTCGATGGCGCCGCCGCGGGCGGCCGAACGTTCGAGGAGAACCATGTGAGTAGCTCCAAATGGAGTGAGTGAGAGGTGAAAGGGTTAGAGGATCTCGGTGGCGGCCAGTGTGGTGCCGGCCGCGGTGACGACCATGACGCCGCCGCCTGTGTTCTGGTCGACCTGGAGCTTGAAGCGGTGCCCAGGGCTCGCGGTGATGAGCTTGCGCAGCGGCGAGGCGTTGATGTTCAAGGCCGTGGCGCTGCTGACGCCCGCGCCCGTCTCGGTGCCGGCGACGTCGGCCCACGAGCCGGTCCCGGGGTCGCGCTGGAGCTTGACTGTGGCGCAGTTCGAGGCCGACCCGGAGGAGTAGTCGATGCGGATCGCGGCCTCGATCTGGAGCTTCCTGATCTTGCGGTTGACTGTGAGGATGCCCGTGGCGGCGACCCACGAGAAGGTGTTGGAGTCGATGAGGTCGGCCCCGTCCCATCCAACGATGTCGGCGTAAGAGGCGGTGACCGTCTGGTTCGCGGTGAGCTTCGCCGAGAAGGCGGCGCCGGCCGAGGCGCGGATCGGCTCGAGCCCGTCGTGGAAGTAGTGGGCGTTGAGATCCTGCGCGTAGATGCGGTGGCCGAGCGCCAGGTCGAAGAAGGCCCACTCGCCGGTGCCGAATGTCTCGCGCGCGATCTTGTTGGGGTGGAGCGCCCACACGCCGGTCGGCGCGGCGCCTGTGAGGTACTCGGCGTTGGCGGCCGGACTGCCCGGCGGGGTGTTGAGGCCGAATTGGACGACGTTCCAGAATGCTTCGGTTGCCATGAGGGGGATTCCTTATGCCTTGGCCGCCTCGACTGTGGCGACGACCTGGAAGGAGGAGGAGACCGCGGGGTTCGAGTCGACGAGCACGTTGGTCGTGTTCACCTTGAGCTCGACGACGAAGCCGGAGAAGTTCTGCGGGAGCTGCACGCACTGGCTGCCCGCCGTCATCGTGGCCTTCACCGTCGTCTGCGCGTCGCCTGTGAGGATGCCGCTGATGCCGTGGGCGGCAACCGTGGAGACGGCGCCGCTCATGTTGAAGAAGAGCGACTTGCGGTAGAGGGGGCCGCCCGTCTCGCGGCTGCGCTTCCCTGTGTAGTGCTCGACCGCGGAGTAGATTTCGATGTCGGGATACCACTCGCCCTGCGTCGCTTCCCAAATCGCGCCGACGCCGGCGAAGTGGTGCGTCGAGCTCTTCTTGACGTGCACGTGCAGGCCGTCCGTGAAGCTGCGGAAGTACCAGATGTCCTTGAAAAGGGCGACCTTGTTGCCCTGCCCCGACCAGTTGACGCCCGTGGGCGACGCGGGGAGGATGTAGGCGTCGTAGTTCGTGGGGCTGCCGGGCTGCGCGGAGGTGTTCTGGAAGTCCACGACGCGCGCACCCTGCGAGTGCCAGGTGGCCCAGAAGACGTCCTCGGCGACGATGCCGCCCGTGGCAAGCGAGGAGACGGTGAAGTGCCGAAGCTCGCCGGAGGCCAGCGCGCCCAGTACGAGATCGGAGCCGGCCGGCGTCGCCAGCGCGAGGCCCGGCACCGTGAACGCCTGGCGAGAGCCCGTCGAGGACGAGTTGCGCCCAACGATTGTCCAGGCGCCAATGTTCGGCAGGTGGCTTTCGGTGAGCGAAAGCGAGGGGGCGATCGACTGGAAGGTGGCCTTACGCAGGTTCGGGCCAGCCCAAAAGATCAGCGTGTTCGTCGTCGACGGGACGCCGGTGGTGAAGTCCGTCTCAACGAGGTCTTGGGGTGTCCCGGTGCCCGCGGTCGTGCGGCCCTTGAGTGTGCTCGAGCCGACGTTCGCGAGCTTCACGTTGGTCACGCCGCCGTCGGCGATCTCCAGGTCGATCTCGGCGTTGCCCGCGTCGAGCGTGACTTGGATGCCCCCCAGCGTGATCGCGTTGATGCCGCGGAACTGGAGCGTGTCGGCGTTGATGCTGTCGAAGACGCCGACCCCGCCGACGTTGATGTTGGCCCCGGCGTTGACCGTGCCGCCGCCGACCGACGGCAGGTTGCCCACGTCGAAGACGCGCAGCGCGCCGCCCGAGTAGCCGAGCAGCTTGTGGCCCGCCGCGGGAACGCCCACCTCCGTCATGTCCGCGAGCGCGATGTCCTGCGGGTCGCCGGAGCCGGACAGCCGGCCCTTCAGCCGGTCGGCCGCCATGTCCGCGAGGTGCAGGTTCGTCACCCCGTTCGCGGCCAGGTCGAGCGTCACCGAGTCGGCGGCCGCGCTGCCCACGACCGAGACGGCGCCGGGCGCGAGCAGGGTCAGCGTGTCGGCCGCCAGGTCCGCCACCGGGTTCGTGCCCGACGGGCAGGCGATGGTCACGAAGGAGACCGCCGCGCCGGCGGAGGGCAGGGCCGACAGCGGGAACTTCCGCAGGTTGCCCGAAGCCGTGAAGCCGATCGAGAAGTCCGCCGTGACCGGCACCGCCTCCGTCGTGATCGAGGAGATGATGAGATCCTGCGGCGTCGCCGCGCTGCCCATCGCGTTGCCCTTCAGGCTGTTCCCCGGCATCTGCGAGAGGTCGGGGTTGCCCACGCTCCCGGGCGGCAGCACGTCCGAAGGCGAGATCGCACGCAGCTCGCCCGTCGACTTGTAGAGCAGCAGCAGGTCGGCCGTCGCCGCACTGGTGACGAGCACGAGGTCGCTCGCGCGGAGCTGCTGCGGCACACCAGAGCCCGCGCCGAAGCGCCCTAGGAGGGTGTGCTGCGCGATGTCGGCAAGCTTCGTCAGCGTCACATGGCCGTCAGCGATCTTCGTCTGCGTGACGCCGCTGGTCGCGATCGAGATGTCGATGTCGTTCTGGCCCGCGTCGAAGTCGACCTGGAGGCCCCCGCCGGCGAGCGCCGCGATGTGGCGGAACTGAAGATCGGCGCCCACCTTCCCGTCGAAGACGCCCGTGCCGTCCACGCCCACGTTCGAGCCGGTGTTCACCTCGCCGCCGCCCGCGGCCGTCGACTCCAGCTCGAGCGTGTCCCCGACCTGCGTGATCGTGATGCCCGCGCCGGCGACCAGCGTGCGGAAGGCCAGCGCCGCGCCCGTCACGTCGCGGAACACCTCCTCGCCGCCGCCGACGTTGAGGCCCCCGGTGATCCCGCTGCCCGAACCGCCGCCCGGAGGGGGCGTCCAGAACACGTCGTAGTCGACCGCGCTGGCCTTCGTCAGCACGTCCCCCGCGGCACCGCCCGGCGGGAGCGACTGCTCGTTGACGATGACCGTCAACCCCGCCAGGTCGTCGTAGAGCTCCTGGAGCAGGTGGAAGAACTGGTCGTCGGCGAGGTCCATCTGGTCCTCGCGCAGCGCCGCAGGGCTCTCCCAGTCGACGAGCCTCGCCTCGAGCGAGGTCATCCGCTGAATCAGGATGGTCTCTCCGCCCGCGATCAGAGGCGAGCTGATCGAGACGTCCGCGAGGTCGTTGATGACCGTGAAGGTGGCCGGCGAAGGCGATCCCCCCACTGGCGTCACCGAGACCGACAGGTACGACGCCTTGAGGAACGGGAAGCCGATCGTGTAGACCTGGACGCCAGAGACCCCAACGTAGGTGGTCTCGGAGTAGGGTGCGGGCATCTGCAAACCTCCACCCGAAGCATGAGCATCAGGGGCCCACGATGGAACAGCCTGGACGCCCGACCCGCCTTGCCCGCGTCCGCGCCGCGGCGCGCGGACCCACGCCGAACGGCGAGCCGACGCCCGCGCCGATCATCTCCCAGGAGTTCGCCGTGTGGCTCGATCGCCTCGCCCCGAACTGGCTCCCCTCGCTCGAGGAGCTGCGCGATCCGCTCGCCGTCGCACGCTCCATCGGCCGCCGCGGGCTCGTCGAAGAGATCCTCGCCGAGTTCGAGCGCCAGGCGGGAGGCTGAGCATGTGCATGTCGAGCTACCCCGATGCGCCGCCGCCTCCGCCGCCGCCCCCCTCGGCCCGCGAGCCCGGGCAGGCCGCGCCCGAAGTGCCCTTCGACCCGGACAACCCCGGCGACGAGGATGCGCCCTTCGGCATCGCCTCCCTGCGGATCCTCCCGCCCCGCAACGTGGGGCTCTAGATGCCGACCCTCGCTGAGCTCTACGGACAGCTCGCCATCGTCCGCCAGCCCTACCTCGAGCGCGCGCGCGACAACGCGAGCCTCACCCTGCCAACGCTCTTCCCCGAGGAGAGCTTCGGTGGCTCCGACGAGTTCGACGACCCCTACCAGTCGATCGGCGCCCAGGGCGCGAACAGCCTGACGAGCAAGCTCCTGCTCACCCTGTTCCCCCCGGGCCTGCGCTTCTTCGAGTACCAGCTCGACCCGCTGGCCGTCGCCCAGGCGCTCGAGAGCGACGACGGCGCATCCGTCGATGCCGCGCGCCGCGACGCCGAGACGCGCGCCGCGACACTCCAGTTCCACGTGGAAACCGAGACCTTCCGCGTGCGCGCGAAGGAGGCCATCGAGAACCTCGTCGTCGGCGGCTCCGTCCTGCTCGATCGCATGAAGGAAGGGGGCTACCGCCTCTGGCGGCTGCCCAGCTACGTCGTCGACTTCGACGCCGCCGACAACCTGCTCGCCGTCGTCACGACCGAGACCATTCGGCGCAGCGCGGCCCCCCCGGAAGTGCGCGCCGCGGCCAACCCGGCGACGAACGAGGACGAGGACGACAGCCTCACGATCTTCTCCGGCTGGGTGCGCCGCCCGGGAACCAAGACCTTCGACGCCTACCAGGAGGTCGACGGCAACCGGATCGAGGGCACCGACGCCGAATACCCGCTCGACAAGCTCCCCATCCACCCGGCGCGCTTCGACCCCTGCTGCGGCGCCCCCTACGGGCGCTCGCTCGTCGAGCGGCTGATCGGCGACCTCGCCAGCCTCGAGGGCCTCACCCAGGCCGGCGTCGAGCTCGCCGCCGAGGCCGCGCGCCTCGTCTGGATGATCCGCGAGGGCTCGACCGTCACCCCCGAGCGGCTCTCCGCCACGCCCAACGGGGGCCACATGCACGGCAACCCGGAGGACGTGAAGGCCCTCCAGGTCGACAAGCTCCAGGACATCCGCGTCGTCGCCGAGATGCGCGCCAGCCTGCGGGAGGACCTGAAGCGCTCCTTCCACATGCTCGACTCGATCCAGCGCGACGCCGAGCGCGTCACCGCCCTGGAGGTCCAGACCCTCGCGCGCGAGCTCGACACGACCCTTGGCGGCGTCTACTCCGGCCTCGCCCTGGAGCTCCAGACCCCCGTGCTGCGCATGGAAGAGGCCGCGCTCGTGCGCGCCGGCATCCTCAACGACCTCTCCAACGACGGCTCGATCAAGCGCAAGATCGTGGCCGGCATCGAGGGCCTCGGCCGCGGCATCGAGTTCCAGCAGCTCCAGCGCTTCCTCCAGTCCCTCGCGCTCGTCCCGGTCGAGCAGGCGACCAACTACCAGCTCGACACGCGGCTCGTCTTCGAGATGCTCGCGAAGTCCTCCGGGGTGAGCCTGAACATCCTGCGCAAGCCCGACGAGGCCACGAAGATGAGCAACGCCGCCCAGCAGCAGGCGGCCCTCCAGAACGTCGCGCCCGAGCTCACCCGCCAGATCGGCGGGGCCGTGCGCGAGCGACTCGCCCCCACCAACGGAGCATCCCAATGAGCGTGAACCCCAAGAGCATCTCGAGCGCGGACAAGAACCGCATCCCGGCCGCCCACGAGTCCCCTTCCGCGCCCGTCCCGACCCGCGCCAGCGCGCCCGGAGTCGTCGACAACATGAGCAAGAGCCCGCTGGCGAAGAAGCTCATCGGCAGCCGCATGGCCGCCGCCGGCATCGCCCAGGCGGACCACCGCGCGGGCTCCGCCGGCTCGCCGGAGATGGAGGAGCTGCTCAGCCAGCGGCGCGTCCTCGACGCCAAGGTGATCTCGGCCGCCTCCGTCGACAGGTTCCTGCGTTTCGGAACTCGAGTGACCGTCGACCAGCCGAGCCAGGAGCACATCGACGAGATGGCCGCGCAGGGCAAGGCGTGGACAGGCACCCACTTCCAGGACGTGCGCTGATGCCCGAGCTCATCCAGCCCGCGGCCAACGCCGCGCCCGCCCAGGCCCACGTCGACAACTCGCAGGCACCGCCCCAGGTGCCCGAGAAGTACGCCGGCAAGACGATCGACCAGGTGATCGCCATGCACCAGGAGGCCGAGCGCGCGCTCAGCTCGCGCACGCAGGCCCAGCCGGCCCAGCCCGCGACTCCTCAGCCCAACGGCCAGCCAACGCGCATACCCGAGCAGCGCGCGCCCTTCGCCGACCGGATGCGCCCCTTCGCCGAGGAGTACGTGGCGAACAGCGGCAAGCTCTCCGACCAGAGCTACCAGAAGCTCGCCTCCCAGGGCTACGAGCGCGAGGCCGTCGACATGGGCCTCTCCGGCATGGTCGCCCAAGGGCGCCTCGCCGAGATGCAGGCCCAGCAGTCCGTGGGCGGCGAACAGACCTGGCAGGCCATGATGGGCTGGGCGCGCGACAACCTGACTCAGCAGGAGCGCCAGCAGTTCAACACCTGCACCGACCCCGGCATGTTCCAGACCCTCGTGGCCGGGCTGCACGCGCGCTGGCGCGGCGCCGTCGGGGGCGACCCGGCCATGCGCGTGGTCGGCAATCAGGCCGCGGCGCACACGAGCGGCTACCGCGATCGCGACGACTACCAGCGCGCCATGCGGGAGACCGACAAGGCCGGCAACCTCAAGTACCAGATGGACCCGGCCTACCGCGCCGACGTGCAGGCACGCCTCGCGGCGTCCCCGTGGGTCGTCGAGCAGGCCGAAAGGAGTGGTGGATGGAACGATCCCCTCGTGCGCCCGCGCGTGTCCTGATCCTCGCCCTGGCGCTGCTCGCGGGCTGCGCCGCGTCCACGGCGATCCGGGCCACCGGATACCTGCACGGCGACGTGCGGGTCAACCAGACCGCCGTGGCGGTCGTCGGCGAGGCCGACCTCATGGTCTCGGTCCCGCTCGCGGGCGGGGCCGTCTACGTCCCGGTCCAGGTCGCCAGGGGCGGCGCATGGGGGCGGCGTCTCGATGCGGACGTGGCCTGGGCCGGACCCCTCTCCGAGGCGCCCGCGTGGTTCCTCGAGCTGTTCGAGCCCGGAGAGCTCGAGCAGATCGCGGGCTTGACGGAGTAGCCCATGGTCTCCTAGCTTCGGCACGTCGTCGGCCCTGCTGGAACCGGCGACGTGCCGACGCCACGCCGTCGCCAGCACGGCCGAGCCCGCCGCGGCGGACAACTCGCGCCCGGGCAGCGATGGAAGGGTTGGGATCAAGGCCAGCGTGATCCTCGATACCCTCTCCAGAAGGAGGTGACGGCATGGCCGTCGATGCCGCAAGCATCACTCGCTCCGGTCGCGTCAACGCTTCCGGCGACGTGCGGGCTCTGTTCCTGACCACCTGGTCGGGCGAACTGCTGATGCAGTTCGAGCGAATGAACTGGATCGACCGCATCTTCCCCCGCAAGACCCTGCGCGGTGCGAAGACGACCGAATGGCGTGCGATGGGCCGCATCCCCGCGGTCTTCCACGCGACCGGCAACGACGTCTTCGAGGACGGCGAAGCCGACGCCTTCAACCACGTCAAGCGCCCCGTGACGCTCGACGACCTCCTGCTCGCCGCGACCTTCGTGGACGAGCTGGACGAAATCCGCAGCGAGTTCGACGAGCGCCAGCCCTACACGATGGAGCTCGCCAACGCCCTCGCCCGGACCTACGACGTCTTCGGCATCCGGGCGCTGATCCGCGGCGCGCGCACGAACATCACCAACTCGGCGACCCTCGTGCCCGCCGACATGACCGGCGGCGCGGGCGACGGCGGCTTCGTCGGCTTGGTCGACCTTGCCGGCGTGGGCGACACGCCCGCGGTCCGGGGCGGGATCCTGCTCGACGCCCTCTTCGCCGCGCAGCAGCTCTTGGACGAGAAGGACGTGCCCGAGATGGATCGGTTCGCGCCCCTCAAGCCGGTGCACTACAACTACCTCACCCGCAACCGCGAGCTCATCGACCGCGACTTCGGCAACGAGGGCAACGGCGTCTTCTTCGACGGGACGGTCTTCATCGGGGCCGGCTTCGGCTTCATCAAGACCAACAACATCCCGGCCGACGATCTCACGGTGAACCCGACCGGCGCCAACAACACCTACACCGGGGACAATACGGCGGTGCACACAGCCACCTTCCACCGCTCGGCCCTCGGCATCGTCGAAGCGAAGCCGCCGACGATGGAAGCCGAAAAGCTCTTCGAGAAGCGCGGCTGGGGCGTCATCTCGGAGACAGTCCGGGGCATCGCTCCGGTCCGGTACGAGGCCGTGGTCGAGATCAGCTCGGCCGCCTCGCAACCCGCCCTCTGATCCTCCCGCCGGGGCCCGCCTGCGCGGGCCTCGGCCACCACCATGACCCTCACGCTCGACGCCGTGAACCGCGTGCTCTCCACCGTGGGGCTTCGTCCCGTGGCGACGCTCGACGGCGCTGTGTCCGCCACGACGGCTCTCGCGCAGCGCTTGCTCGAGGAGCAGCACGTCTCGATCCTCAACGAGGGCTGGTCGTTCAACGTCTTCGAGCGGGTGACGCGCTATCCCGACGCCGAGAACCACATCGAGGTCGGAGTCGACGCGATCCGCTGGGAGGACGAAGCCTCGCCCTTCATCACCATCCGCGACGGCCGGCTCTTCGACACCGAGAACGAGACCGACGAGTTCCTGGCCGCGCGCACCGGCCGATTCGTTCGGCCGATCCCATTCGAGAGCTGCCCGCTGGCCTACCGCGACTACGTGGCGATCTCGGCCGGGCGCAGGATGCAGGCGCAGTACCGCGGCGACGTCGCTGGCGCGCGCGACGCGATCGGGATGGAGCAGCGCGCGCAGGCCGTCGCTCGCAACGCCGATCAGGCGATGGTCCGGTATTCGAGCTCCGAGAACCCGACGGTGCGGCGCATCACCGGGAGGCCCATGCGGCGTAGGCGGATCTGGTGACGATGATCGACATGCGCGCCCCGGCGCTGATCGGGGGCGTGAGCCAGCAAGGCCCGACGCGGCGCCTCTCCACCCAAGTCGAGGCAATGGACAACGCCTGGGCCTCGCCGGTGGACGGGATGCGCAAGCGCCACCCGACAGAGCACCTCGCGCGAGTCGTCGAGGCCCCGGGGACGCGCGAGGCGAAGCTGCACGCGATCCACCGGGGAGACGAGGAGTACCTCGTGCTCGCCCAGCCCGGGCTCTTGCAGGTCTTCGGGACCGACGGGGCTGAGTACCCGGTGCGCGGGCCCAGCGCCCCGTTCGATCCAGACTTCACCTACATCGACACACGCAGCGGCGCGCAGCTCCTCACGAACCCGGAGACCTTCGATGGCCCCAACTGGTCGCGCCTGGAGGACGCGACAGTGCCGCAGGCCACGACGATCCCGGCGCCGCTCGGCTTCGGGTCCGCAGCCCGCCTCGGCCACGCGAACCAGACGGTCGGCTTCGACGGCATCTATCAGCACGCGACACCCGGCACGTCGCAGTCGGCGCGCAAGCACCTGTCGGTCTACGTGCGCGCGCCCGACGTCGCGGGACCCGTCGCCGGCATCCGCTTGGTGATCCACGAGACGGCTCCTGCCAGCGTGAGCTACGAGGCCGCGTGGCTCTTCACCGACGGCGTGCCTTCGCAGTCGAGCCCCGGATCGCCGGGCGTGCAGGCGCGCGAGGTCGACGCGGGCGAAGGCTGGTGGCGGCTGGAGATGACCTACCAGCCCGACGGCGTGGCGCTCTCGACGGTCGACTTCATCCGAATCGAGCTGCTCGCCCAGGGAGTGCTCGGGCCCGACCACCTGCTCGATTGCTGGGGGGCGCAGTTCGCCGATACAGACCTGCGCACCTTCGAGAACTACCCGCCCTACCTGAGGGGCGGGATCGCCGGGGTTGCCCAGCACGTCCGCATGACAACCGTGCAGGACACGACATGGCTCGTGAACGGGACAACCACCGTGCGGCGCGGTGCGGGGCAGTCTGGTGGGCAGGTCGTGCCGGCGAATCAGCGCGTCGTGTGGGTGCGGCAGGGGGGCGCGCTCAAGCTCTACACCGTGCGGGTCAAGACCTCCCTTGGGCCGGTGATCGAAAAGTCGGTCTTCACCGGGAGCGTGCAGCAGTTCTCCGACTCGACCGCGCCCGCAGGCGGCTTCCCCACGGGCATCTTTTGGCAGCTCGGTATCAACGTGGAGGCGATCGGGGGCAGCGAGACGCAGATCATCGCCGCCGCACTCTCGGAGCTCCTCAAGGCCGAGCCCTCGATCGACGCGGAGGTGCACGGAAGTCTGCTCGTCATCAACCCGACGGACCCCAACGACTTCTTCCAACAGTTCACGCTCGAAGACGGCCTCGGCAGCCAGGCCATGCAGCTCGTGACCGACGAGGTGAAGACGCTCGACGACCTGCCCACGACCTACTACCACGGCCAGAAGGCGCTCGTGATCGGCACTTCGTCGGGCACCGAGGATGACTACTGGGTCGAGTTCCGCGCCGACCAAGGGACCGGCATCGGAGCCGGCCAGTGGCACGAGAGCAACGCGCCGCTCATCGACATCGAGCTCGACGCGGCGACAATGCCGCACGTCCTGCTGCGCAAGTTCGATGATGGCGCGGGCTCGGCAAGCGGGACCCCGGGCGGGATCTACTTCGAGTTCGGTCCGTTCGAGTGGGGCGACAGGCTCACGGGCGACGACGAGAGCAATCCCTTCCCGTCCTTCGTGACACCGCCCGGCGAGGCCAACCGCTTCATCGTCGATGTCTTCTACTTCAAGGATCGCCTCGGCCTGCTCTCCGCAGCGAACGTCATCATGTCGGAGGTCGGGAAGTACGGGCGGTTCTTCCGCTCGACGATCCTGAGCTTGCCCGACAGCGATCCGATCGACGCGCTCGCCGCCCACCGCAAGGTGAACAAGCTGATCGCCGCGGTGCCCTTCGAGGGGCGCCTGCTCGCCTTCAGCGAAAACAGCATCTTCGCCGTCGGCGGCGACCCAATCCTCTCCCCGCGCACCGTGGAGATGCCGGCCGTGCACGAGTCGGACGTGCTGACCACGCTCGTCCCCGCAACCTCTGGTGCCTCCGTCCTCTGGTGCGCGCCGAGTCGTGGGTTCAGCCTGCTCCGCGAGGGCTTCGTGCCCGGAGACAGCGCGAGCGGCTTCGTGCTGCGCCGCAACGACCTCGCCGAGCAGGCTCCAACCTACGTGCGCGGCAACGTGCTCGACCTGGTGGCGAGCAGCATCGAGAACGAGATGGTCGTCGCGATGCGCGCGGACGCCGACCTCTCGGTGCTCTACATCTACAAGGCTCACGTCACCGGCGGCCGGCGCGTGCAGAGCGCGTGGTGGCGCTACCCGCTCGACGGCGCGCGACTCATCGGGCTCGACTGGATCGAGGATCGGCTCTACCTCGCGATCGAGCGCAACCGCGAGCTCGACCTGGAGGTCATGCGCATGATCTCCGGTGCGCTCGACGACGACAGCGAGCTCCAGGTGTGCCTCGATCGCCGCGTCTCTGACGCCGACCTCTCGCCCGTCTACGACCCGCTCGAGCGCGAGACGACGCTCACGCTGCCGTACACGCTCAGCGACGAGTCGCTCGCGCGCGTCGTCACGCGGGCGGTTCCCGGCGCGGAGGGCGGCGAGCCGCTCGCGATCGCGCGGACAACCCCGACCTCTATCGTCATCGAGGGCGACCACTCGGAGACCCCGCTGTGGGCGGGGCAGGCGTACTCGATGGTCGTCAAGCCGGGCGAGCAGATCGTGAGCACCGAGGCGCGCGACGGCTCGATCGCCCCGCACCTGCGCGGCGGGCGCCTCCTGCTCGGCGGCGCGTTCGGGCTGCGCGGCCCGATCCACCTCGACCTGCGCGTCACCGACCGCTTCGGCGGCGGCTCTCAGCTCGAGCCGCTGCGCGACGAGATCGGCCCGGGCGCCCCCTTCGGTGAGGTCCAGCGCTACCCGAGGATCCGGGAGTTCTCGGTGCTGGCCGATCCCGCCGAGACGGTGGTGACAATCGAGGCGCACTCGCACCTCGCGACCCACATCGACGCGCTCGAATGGCGGATGAACGCACAGGGCGGGTGACGGTTCGAGCGGCCCGAGCCGGCGACGGTGCGGCGATGGCCGAGCGCCTTCGGGCCGCAGACCGCGCGGAGCTCCTGGCCGCCATCGGGCCCGTTCCGCCGGCCGCGCAGCTCGAGCGGGGCATCCGAGAGGGCGAGAGCAGCTACCTCGCTGAAGCCGACGGGCGGCCCGTCGCGCTGTTCGGCGCCGTGCACGCGGGGAGCGCCGCCGGCGAGGTGCTGATCTGGATGGTGGGCAGCGACGAGATCGCTCGTCTGCGGCGCGAGCTCCTGCTCGTCGCGCGGGCCTATCTGCCGCGGATGTTGGCCGGTCGCGCGGGGGTGAACGTGGTCGACTCGCGGAACGTGGTGCACCTGCGGTTCTTGCGGCGGCTGGGCGCGGAGGTCTACGCTGGCCGCGAGGTCTACCAGGCCGATCCGGCCGTGCCGTTCTGGCCGTTCCGCCTCCATCATGTGCAACCCGCTCATCGCCGCCGTCGCCATCGCGGCCGTCCAGCAGGCCGGTGAGTACGCCAGCGCGCGGCAGGCGGCGACGAAGCAACGCCAGAACTTCAACGCGCAGAAGAAGCTCTCGGATCAGGTCTTCAGCCTCGAAACCGCGAGTCTCCGCCGTCGGCAAGGGGAGGAGCGCCGCGCGGCCGGCTTCGAGATCCAGGAGATTCTCCAGGACAGCCTCGGCCGCAAGGGGATCTTCGCCGCGTCGGCCGCCGAGGGCGGGGTCAGTGGGGCCTCGCTCAACGCGCTCCTGAGCGACTTCACCTCGATCGAGCTCAATCGGATCTTCGGCGTCGAGGAGAACCTGCGCGCGCGCGACCAGGCGATCGAGGAGCAACTGCGCGTCGGCCACCTGTCCTACGAGCAGGGCCTCCTGCGCGCGCACAGCCAGCTCACCCCCGAGCCCTCGCTGCTCGTCCCCATCCTCGGCATCGGCAAGAGCGTCATCTTCGCTCAGAACTCGGCGCCCGAGGGGAGCTTCCTCGGCCTCGGCGGCGGGGAGCAGGTGGACACGAGCGCGGGGAGCGCCCCGTAATGGCTCGCCCGCAGGTCCAGGGTGGCCCGCGCTTCCCCCGGCTCGTGCCGGCGGCGGGCGTGCAGGCGTCGGCGGCGATCTCCGCCCCCGTGGTCGGCTCCTCCTTCGCCCCGATCTCCCAGGAGCTCGGCGGCATCGAGGCCGCGCTCATCCAGCGCGGGCGGATCGAGGGCGCGCGGCAGTTCGAGAAGGAGCGCGGCCAGGTCGCGGCAAACCCCGAGCTCGTGCAGGAGCTCCTCGATGCCGCGCCGGACGACCCGGACGCCCGCGCCAGGATCCTCGGCCGCGCGGTCAGCCGGGGGCTCATCTCGCGCGCCGAGAACCCCTACTTCTCGATCGCGCTGCGCACGGCCGAGGGGCGCGCGGCCGGGCAGCGGGCTCTCCTTGCGGTGCAGCAGCGCCTCGGTCAGGGCGAGCATCTGCCGCGCGTCGACCCGGCAACCGGCGCGTTCCTGCCCGGCACGGACGCCCTCGCGATCTACGGCGAGGAGGTCGCGCGCTACCGCGGCGGCGTGTTCCTCCAGTCGACGCTCGGCAGCGCCGCCTTCGCCAACGAGCTCGAGCGCCTGGGGCCCGGGCTCATGGCCGAGGCGCAGGCCTCGATCGACGCGGCCGAGTTGCGCCAACTCCAGCGCAACGTGGGGGACGAGCTCACGAACCTCGCGCTGCGCACGCGCGGCGCCCCGGCCGAGGAGGTGCTCGTGATCGGCGCCGCCGTGCAGCAGCGCGCGGACGACCTGTGGCGGGCCGGCGTCGAGAACTGGCGCGAGGTCACGGCGCAGGGGCTTCTGCGCGGCGTCGACCTCTTGGCCCAGGACGACCCCGACCGCGCGCTGCTCTCGCTGAACACGGTCATCTCGGACTTCAAGGTCGGCCAGCAGACGCTCGACGAGTACCCGGGGACCGCGATCCTCCTCGCCACGAAGCGCGAGAAGCTGCGCCAGGAGGCCGACTACCAGCAGCGCGAGCAGCTTCGGGATCAGGCCGTCGCGCGCCAGGAGCAGCAGCGCGCGCAGGAGGAGTACCTGCTCGGCTCGGCCCGCGCCCTGCGCGAGGAGGGGCTGCCGGCCAGCGAGGCGCGGCGCCAGCTTCGCTCGGAGCTCGAGGCGCGCGTCGAGTACGAGGCGCAGTCCGATGACGTCAGGCCCAACGCGGAGCACCTGCGACGCGACGGGCTGCTCTTCATCGACGCGATCCTCGACAACGAGCACCGCTCCGATCCGGCCGTGCTGGAGGAGACCCGGCAGGCCATCACACTGGCCCGCACCGAGGCGGAGCTCGTCGACCTGGAGGATTCCGTGCGCGCGCTCGCCGGCGCGGGGCTCCAGGGCCCGGAGCTCGAGAGCACGATGAGTCTCGTGCGCGCGCGCATCCAGGAGGTGCGCGAGGGGTTCACCAACTCGTCGATCTACCGCCAGGCCAGCGACCGGCTGAACCGCATCGGGGCCCCCGCCGGGCTGCCCACGGGCGAGGGGCTCGCCCTGGAGGAGGAGCTGCGCACGGACCGCGCGGCCTTCAACGCCGCCCTGCGCGAGAGCGGGGCATGGTCGAACGGCCAGCTCGACGTGGAGGCCACGGAGAAGCTCGCTGCGCGCTTCGAGGCCCGGATGGTCGAGAAGGCCCAGGCGGGGGCCGTGCGCCTGGAGACGGCCAAGAAGGAGGCCCTGACGGCCCTGCTCGACAACGCCTCGGCGGCGCAGATGCGACGCGAGTTCCAGGGGCGCTTCGACGAGGACGAGTTGCGCCAGTGGACGCTCTCCGCCGAGAAGCGCCAGCAGGACATCGACGGGACGCTGCTCTCGCCGCGGGTGCAGGCCACGACACAGGACGTGCGCGCGGCAATGGAGGAACAGCTCAAGCTCGCCGGTGTCGGCCCCGCCGGCCGCGCGAGCGCCCTGCTCGAGCTCGACGTCGAGCTCCGGGAGCGTGCTCTCGAGCGCCTGCGCGGGAAGCCGGTCGACCCCACGAACGTCGAGCGAACCCTGATTCAGACCGGGACGGAGCTCGCGCGCGAGCGGCTGAAGGATCTCGGCGGCTCCGACATCGAAGCGCAAGGGCAGTTCCTCGGCCTCTCCGAAGGGTTGGAGGGTGACGCGGTGCGGCAGGCGGAGATCCGCGAGGCCGACTTCCGCATCGACGTCACGCGCGGGCTCGCGATCGCCGACGGCGCCCCGAACACCCTGACGACGCAGGGGAACGAGCGGCTGGCCGCGCGCGCCGCGGTGAGCGACCCAAGCCTCTTCGCCTCGATCCAGGCCGCACCCTACGCCAGCGGGCTCCTGGCCCGCCGCCTGCCCCTCTCGAACGCCCGCGCGCGCCTGCGCCAGCGCCTCGCGACCGACCTCGGCGAGGACCGCTCGAAGGCCGGCGGGCAGTACGTGGCCGTCATGGGGCCGGTCGGCATTCCGATCGAGGAGGTGGTGGCCGGCAAGGCCAAGATCCTCGCCAACCGCTTCGTCGATGGGCAGCCGGTCGGGCTCGAGGAGGTCGAGGTGAGCCTGCCGGTGAAGGACATCCCCCCCTTCTCGACGCCCTTCTTCGACAGCGAGGCCAGCTTTCGCCGGTTCTGGAACACGCGCGGCGACGACCTCGACCGCCTCCTGCTCGCCTGGGGTATCACCACGCCGGCCGCGCAGCAGGTGTGGCGCGACACCCAGCTCGCCCTCGCGCGCCGCCAAGAAGCCGCCGCGGCCAGGAACGGACGCTGATGCCCGACTTCGGATTCGATCAGGTCGTCGCCCCCGGTCTCACGTCCCGCTTCGCGCGAGGAGGCGCCCAGGGCGCCCAGCGAGCCCGTGACGACGAGGAGCTCTCGTTCGGCGGGGTGGTCGGCGACATCGCCCTCGCGCCCGTGCGCGGCGTCCTGGGGGCCGCGGACAGCCTGTACGGCCTGGTCGACGCGCTGGCCTTCGACGCGCTGCCCGATGCGGACCTGCGGCTCCTCGGGTCGAGCCGCACCCTGGCCGGCGGCATCGTCGAGGGGGTCGCCACCTTCGCGACCGGCTTCGTCGGGGTCGGACTGCCCGCCGTCGGCGCGGCCTCGCGGCTCTTCTCCGCCGGCAACGCCGCCCGCACCGCTGCGCGCACGGCCGCCCAGGCGCGACTCGTCGCCGTGGGGAAGACGGCCGCCGCCGGGGCCATCGCCGACTTCGCCGTGTTCGAGGCCCACGAGGAGCGGCTCTCCAACCTGCTCGAGCAGTTCCCCTCGCTCTCGAACCCCGTCACCGAGTTCCTCGCCGCCGACCCCGATGACGGGGAGGTCGAGGGCAGGCTCAAGAACGCGCTCGAGGGCGCGCTGGTCGGCGGCTTCGTCGACCTCTTCGCCCTGGGCCTCCGCGGCCTGCGTGCGCAGCGACGGGCGCTCCAGGAGGGCAAGAGCCTCAAGGCCGTCGCGCGCGAGGTGCGTGAGGCCGCGCCGCCCGAGGAGATCGCGCGGGCGCTCGACCCGGCGCCGCGCGACCCCAACCGGCCGCAGGAGACGATCGAGGTCGGGAAAGCGCCGAAGGAGGAGCCGATCCCGGACGACCCGGAGGGCCTGCTCCGCGAGCTCTTCGACGACCCCGAGGCGGTGGCCGCGGTCCAGCGCCAGCTCGAAGCGCGCGCGCCCCGCAAGGAGCCGCTGGCACCGCTGCCTGTTGATCCGGAGGCGGTTGCCGGGGTGCTCGACGCCCGCCGCGCCGCGCGCGCCGGCATCGACCCGAAGACGCAGCCGCGGGGCATGACCCCGGAGGAGCTCTCGGACAACCTGCTCGCCCCGAACGACCTCAACCTCGCTCGCTTCCAGGGGCCGAAGGGCATCGCGCGCTTCGTCCGCGTCGTCGAGGGCCTCTCGCGCACCTACGGCGCCGGCAACCTGGAGTCGCTCTCCCCGCGCAGCCTCGAGGAGATGCGGCTCGCCAGCGAGGCCGCGGTGTCCGACATCGTGCAGGCCGGCGACAGCCGCGACGTGCTGCGCGCTGCGATCGCCAAGGACGCGGGCGACCTGCGCGCGCTCACCACGCGCACCCAGGCGTGGGAGACGATCATGCTCTCGACGTCTGGCTCGGTGCAGCGCTCGCTCGACGCAGCGCTCGCCGAGTTCGACCCGGCGCTGCGCAAGATCAAGCTCGCGCGCGCGTTCGAGGATGTGCAGTTCTTCACCGACCTCACAGCCGGCGTCCTCAGCCTCCAGGCCGACACCGGGCGCGCGCTGCGCGCCTTCGGCATCCCCCTGCGCACCCTGACCAAGAAGCTGCGCGAGGAGGGACCGGGCATCTTCCAGCGCGCGGTCGACGAGCAGGCGGACGGCATCCTGCGCGAGCTCGGCGGCGAGGCGCGCGCCCTTGACGCGCTGCGCAAGATCCGCGCGGCGATGGACGAAGGCGGTCTCGCCGGCGCCGCTGGCTTGGGGAGCGTGGTGCGCTCCGTCGGCGCCGACCACGGCTTCAACATCCTCAACGAGGTCTGGATCAACGGCCTGCTCTCCGGCGCGCGCACGCTCACGATCAACTTCGTCGGCCCGGTGCTCACGAGCATGACGCGCCCGCTCGAGCGCGTGCTCGGTGGCGCCCTGATCGGCAACGCCGACGAGATCGCGAGCGGCGTGCGGCAGTTCACGGGGCTCTTCCGGGGAACGAGCGAGGCATTCAGGGTCGCCGGTCAGGCATTCCGCAACCGACGCGGAGTGCTCTCGCCGAAGCTGGTGCGCCCCGAACTGCGCACGGCCGGCAAGTACGCGGAGTCGAGCGCTCACCTGCGAGCCGAGATCAACGGCACGCGCCGCCCCGGAGCCTTCTCGCCCGACATCCTGGGCGAGGCCGGCAGCCCGCTCGTCCGCAGCTTCGCGCGCAGCGAGTTCGGCGGCGCCATGCTCCGCGCGATGGACACGATCATCCCGCTCCCGTCCGCGGCGATCGGTTCCATCGACGAGTTCACGAAACAGATCAACTTCCGCTCGGTCTCGCGCGACGAGCTCCACCGCGACGCGATGAAGCTCGGCCTCAAGGACGAGGCGCTCGCCGAGTACGTCGAGAGCGGCATGGCGAGGGTCATCCGCGACGGCCAGGCCGAGACGAGCGGGAGGCTCCTGCGCGAGGGCATGGAGCTCGCCAACCGCAAGGGCCTGCGCGGCACGGCCGCGCTCGACGACGCGAAGGCGTACCTGCAAGCGAACTTCGACGAGCGCTCGAAGGAGATCATCGACACCGCGCTCCAGCGCGCCGACGAGGTGACGGCCACCGGCGGACTGGAGAAGGGCACGCTCTCGAAGAAGCTCCAGGACGCCGTTGTGGCGCACCCGACACTGCGGCTCGTCGTGCCCTTCATCGGCACCCCGATCAACCTGCTCAAGTTCGCCGCGCGCCGTGTCGACGTGCTCGGCCCTGGGCACCTGGCAGGAGCCAAGATCGGCCTGCTGCCAATGCCGGCGCTCGAGCGGACACGCAACGTCTTCCTGAAGGACATGCTCTCCGGCTCGCCCGCGCGCAAGGCCGACGCGGTGGGCCGGCTCACGCTCGGCTTCGGGACGCTCGGCTTCTTCTACGGCATGACCGCATCCGGGAAGATCACCGGCCGCGGGCCTGACGAGCCGAACCGCCGCGCCGCGCTGATGAACGCCGGTTGGCGCCCCTACTCCGTGCGCGTCGGCGACCGCTGGATCAGCTACGAGCGCCTCGACCCCTTCGCCGCCATCGTGGGTGTCGCCGCCGACCTGCACGAATACGCGCAGTGGACGGACACGAGCGATCAGGACACGGTGACAACCCTCGGCGCCAGCGCCGTCGTCGCGCTCTCGAACCAGCTCACGCAGAAGAGCTACCTGACGGGCATCCGCAACTTCGTGGAGGCCCTCTCGGCGCCCGAGCGCCGCGCCGAGCGCTTCCTCGAGCAGCTCGTCGGCTCGTTCGTCGTCCCCTCCGCCATCGCCTCCGGTGTCGACCTCGCGGGCGACCAGAACATGCGCGAGGTGCGCGGCATCCTCGACGCGATCCGCAACCGCATCCCCGGCCTCTCCGCCGGCCTGGAGCCGCGGCGCAACGTGCTCGGCGAGCCGATCGAGCGCACCCGGCGCCTCGGCGAGGACACGCTGGGCCAGCTCACCCGGATCTGGATGCCGGTCGCCTACAGCGAGGTCTCGGACAGCGTGGTCGACCAGCAGCTCGCCATGCTCAACCACGGCTTCGGCGCCCCCTCGCCGACTCGCGGCGGCGTCGACCTGCTCAGCTACCGCAGCACGAGCGGGCAGACCGCCTTCGATCGCTGGCAACAGCTCCACGGTGACGTGCAGGTGGGCGGGCGCGACCTGCGCACGGCCCTGCGCCAGCTCGTCACGAGCCGCCGCTACCAGGCTCTCCCCGCCGAGAGCACCCCGGACCTGGAGAGCCCGCGCGTCTCGCTCGTCGAGAACGTCATCCGCCAGTACCGCGATCGCGCCTTCGATCAGGTGCTCAGGGAATACTCCGACCTGCGGAGGCAGTACGATGCCCTCGGAGTGCGCCGGCGTCGGGCGCAGAGCGGACAGGGGCTACCGTCGCTCCTGCCCGGAGGTGCATCGCTGCGCCTGCCCGGCCTCGTGACGCCAGGGGGTCCATGATGTCCGACCTGCAAATATTCTCGCTCGGCCTCGCCGTGTTCGGCGCAGCGCAGCTCGCCAGCCTGCTCATCCTGCACTCGACCGCGCGACGCCTGGCGGTCGAGGCGCGCGACGATCTGCGCGACGAGAGGGAGGCGCGAACGAAGCTCATCGCGGCCTTCGAGTCGTCGAACCAAGCGCAGCGCTCCGAAACCGTGCAGGCGCTCACCTACCTCGCCGACCGCGTAGAGACGCTCGCGGAGCGCGTCAACGTTCCGACCGGGCCATGATGGAAGCGGGCCCCTTCGACATCGGCTGGGTAGAGATCGCGTCGTCCGTCGGCTTCGCCGGCCTCGCCTTCTACCTGATCGTCGTCACCGGCCCGCGCACGCTCAAGGCGTTCAGCGACGAGCTCGCCGCGGAGCGCGCAGCGCGAGACCGCTCTGTCGACAAGTTCACAGAGAGCCTCGACCGCGAGCGCATCGCCTACGACAAGTCCCTCGACAAGCTCACGGCCGCCTTCGCGCACCAGATGGAACGACACCGAGACACCGTGCAGGATGTCGTCGACAAGTTCACGGCCAACCTGCCCAAGGACCAGGGACCAAAAGGGTGAGTCGATGGCGGACGCCGCTGCTCATCGTCCTAGCTGCGCTCCTCACCGGCCTAACCCCAACCTGGGTTATGCTGATTCGGACACGCATTCACGAGTCCCGCATCGTCACCATCGAGGAGATCGTCACTGACATGGCTCAACTACCTGACTACGAGGCGCAGGTCGAGGCTGGCGGAATCACACACACCGTTCGCACCTACTGCGATCGGATCCCCGAGACGTGGGAGGGCACCTGCGCGGCCTACCACAAGAAGCAGATCCAGGACTTGATCGACGCCTACGGCGGCGTCGGAGGCGGCAACTGAGCGTGATCCCCGACCGCCGAGAGCAGGAGCTCGTCGAGCTGTACGACCGCTTCGTGCGCGTCAGCTCGCAGCACCTCGCGGACCTGGCCGCCGGCGGTCGGCCCAGCCCCACGGTCGCGCGCACGCTGCGCGAGATCAGGGGCTTCCTCAACGAGCAGGGCTTCACCATCGACACCGTGCGCTACGGCCCCGACGCGGCGCCGGCCGTCCCCTCCATCCGCGGCCCGGCCAAGGCCGCTGCGCAGGAGCTCAAGCCCAGCCGCGGCTTCGTGCTGCCAGAGCGGCTCCCCTACGAGTGATCGGCAACCGCCCAGGCTGGATCTTCCCCGACGACGACGAGCACGACTCGCGCCTGCGCGACTTCCGCGCGTGGCTCTACGCGGGCTTCACGGCGATGGGGCTCGGCGAGCCGACCAAGCGCCAGTACGAGATCGCCATCTTCTTGCAGCACGCGCCCAAGAAGGCCCTCGTCATGGGCTACCGCGGCGTCGGCAAGTCGGCCATCACGAACTTCCTGCTCGTCTGGCTCCTCTACTGGTGGCCGCAGAAGCGCATCGTGACAGCGAGCGCGGCCGAGACGCGCGCCCTGGCGAACGGGCAGTACGTCCGAAGGATCCTCGAGGAGTTCGAGCCCGTGCGGCACCTGAAGCCGCGCAAGGGCATCGAGCGCGACAACGCGCTCGCCTTCGACGTAGCCGGTGCAATCCCGATGGCCGACACGAGCGTCCGCGTCGTGGGCATCATGGGCCAGGCGACGGGCTTCCACGCCGACGCGGTGTGCGGCGACGACGTGGAGATCCCGAACAACTCGGAGACCCCCGGCGCCCGCATGAAGCTCGCTGCGCGCCAGGCCGAGCTCGGCGGCGCCCTGCTCAACCCCAACGGCTTCATCCGCAACCTGGGCACGCCTCAGACAGAGGACTCGATCTACAACGGCTTCGAGGAGAAGGGCTACACCGTGCGCCGCTGGCCCGCGCGCTTCCCCGATCCGAACGGACTCGGGCCCTACCGCGGCCAACTCGCCAAGGCGATCCGAGAGGAGCTCGCCGCCGACCCCCTGCTGGCCGGCACGCCGACCGATCCCGAGCGCTACGACGAGGAGACGCTGCGCGCCGCCGAGATCGAGTACCGCCGCCAGGGCTTCGCGCTCCAGTTCCAACTCGACACGAGCCTCAGCGACGCGGACCTCTACCCGCTGCGCCTGCGCGACCTGATCGTCATGGACCTCGATCCGCGCGCGGCCCCCGAGCAGGTCATGTGGAGCTCCGACGAGCTCCTCGCCATCGCGGACATCCAGTGCCTCGGGCGCGACGGCGACTACTACGTGAAGCCGCTCACGGTCCTCGGTGAGTTCCGCCCCTACGAGGGCGGCATCCTCGCCGTCGACCCCTCCGGCCGCGGGCGCGACGAGCTCGCGTGGGTGGCGGTCAAGATCCTCAACGGCCAGCTCTTCCTCCTCGGGCTCGGCGCGGAGATCGACGGCTTCGAGGCGCTGCCCCGCATCGCCATCGCCGCCTCGCGCTACGGCGTGAACGCGATCGTCACCGAGGCCAACTTCGGCGGGGGCTCCTACAACAAGCTCCTAAAGGACGCGCTGCGCGACGTCTACCCGTGCCAGGTGATCGAGGTGAACCACAACGTCAAGAAGGAGCAGCGCATCCTTCGGACGCTCGAGCCGGTCATGGCGAACCACAAGCTCGTCACCTCGCCGGCCGTGCTCCGAGAGGACATCCGCCTGGCGCAGCAGTACGGCGGCGACGGCTGGATCTACCGCTCGCTCGCGCACCAGCTCTCGCGCATCACCGGGGCGCCGGGCTGCCTGCACTTCGACGACCGGATCGACGCGCTGGCGATCGCCGTCGCCTACTACTCAGAGCGCGTCGAGGGGAACACCGCGCGCTTCCTCGAGCGCCGCAAGCAGGAGAAGGCCGACGCCGACATGCGGCGCTGGCTCGGCGACACCGGGCTCAGGGCGGGCCAGCTCGAGCCGAACAGCCTGGGCACGAACCGCGGGATCGGCTTCATGCGCCGCGGCGGGCGCACGGGGATGCTGCCGGAGCGTCCGCGGTTCGGCTAGGTCAGCCGCGCGTAGCGGTCGAAGGCCGCCATCGCCTCGTCGAGCGTGTAGGCGAAGCCCGAGGCCCAGCCCTCCGAGGAGAGCCGCGCGCGCCACCAGAGCTGCTCAGCGCTCGGCTTGTTCGGCGCCACCTTGAGCTCGAGGGCGAGGCCGGCGAGCCCGCCCCTGCGCGCGAAGCACAGGACATCGGGCACGCCGGCCTTGACCCCCATCGCCTTCCAGAGCCCACCCAGCTTCGCGCTGCCGGCGTCGCGGCCGTTCGGGACGTGGATGGTCAGCTCGGCGAGCGCCGGGTGCTGGAGGCCGAGCCACTCCATGAGGGAGCGCTGCATTCCCTCCTCGGGCCTCACGGTGCGCCGCCCCTTCACCGCTCGAGCGCTCTCCGGTACTCGACCTCATCGTCGGGGTCGTTCATTCGGTGGAGACCGCGCGCATCGTCCTCCCACTTGCGACGGTCGCGCGCGTTCTCCTCGCTCTTGCTCTTGAAGACGTGGGGGCGCTCAGGGCACCGCCACGCGCCACGGCTCCACTCGACGTCTCGCCGGCATGTCGGGCAGTTGAGCCGGTCGCCCTCCTTCGGCTCGTCGGGGAGGGCCTTGGTGGCCTCGACGTGCTTGATGCAGCACCCGTGGACGCCGAAGGAGTGCACGGCGCGGCGCGGGTCGTCGTCGGCGCTCACTACCACCTCCGCGCGCTCGGCGGCACCGAGTCCAGCGGGTTCTCGCTGAGCCCGCGCGGTAGAATGAACGCGCCGCATCGGGGATCTACCCCCGACGCGGCGCTGACCACGAACGCCCCAAGGAGGCGATGATGGCTGATGAACATGGTAGCGAGCGGTGGCGTCCTGTCGTTGGGTACGAGGGGCTCTACGAGGTGAGCGATCTCGGGCGGGTGCGGTCGCTTCCGCGCGTCGAGCACTGGACTCGCGGCTTCATGCGCCGGCGCGGAGGGCGAGTCCTCGCACAGATCCTCGACAGCAAGGGCTACCCCAAGGTGAACCTCTCCCTTGGCGGGAAGGTCACTCAACTCGCCGTGCATCGGCTCGTGCTGCTGGCCTTCACCGGCCCTCAGCCGGACGACACAGAGGCGTGCCACTGGAACGGGGTTCCGACCGACAATCGGGTTGCAAACCTTCGCTGGGACACACGATCCGCGAACGCGGCCGATGCGATTCGACATGGCACGTTCGGAGCGCTTCGCCGCAACAGGAAGTGAGCGCAGGGCCGCCGCGCTAACGCTCATCGCACTCCCCCTCCCGGCCGCAACTTCGGCGGCACGCACTCGTACCTCGGAAGCCCCGTGAGCGAATCGTTCCGCGCCAGCGCGTCGAGTTCGTCGAGCGAGCGCCAGCCGTCCGCGTCGATCCACGCGCCGTTCACGAAGACGCCGTAGCCGGGGTAGGCGAAGTTGCCCTGAGTGCCGGTGTGCTTGCGCGCCCACACGTTTTCGCGCCGGTTCGAGGTCGGCGTGCTCTCGAACCCGTAGGGCGGCACGTCTTGGGTGAGGAACGCCCGCTTGCGCTTCGCGATCTCCGTCGCGTTGACGATCCCGAAGACGCGGCCGAGCCGCTCCAGCGCGTCGCCGACGAGCTGGTCGTGGAATGTCATCGCGAACGGCGGCTTCATGTTGAACGGCGGGGCCGCCCACTGTCCCGCATCGCCGCTCGCGTCGCGTCCGCAGATGCCGTGGTGGTCGTGGATGTTCACGGCGAGCGCGGCGAACCCCTCGGCGTACTCGGCGGCCTCGGCGGCGGGAATGTACGGTTTGACCTCGTTGAGCGTGTTGGCCGCGTGCGCGAACCCACGATGCCCCCACGGGTCGTATGCGGGCACCGCGTACTTCTTGCCCGGCATCGACTCCTCGATCCGCTGCCACATGGGCATTAGCAGCGGGTTCGTGTCGCGCGCGCGCTTCGGGTCCATCGACCACTCCATCGCCACGTCGTTCCAGAGCATCCGCAAGAGGAACCTCGCGGGCTCGCTCCATCGCGCGAGCGCAGAGCACGGCCCGAGCGCGCGGCGGCGGTGATAGCCGTCGTGCATTCGGCCTTGCGACCAGAGCGTTTGCTCGTCGGGCGTCGCGGGCGTCCACTGGTAGCCCGGGAGCTGGTTCGCTGCCGTGTTGCCTGTCCACCACGCCTCGCGCACGCGCAGCGGCTCGCCGGTCGCGGGGTCGATCCGGTGAACGTTGGTCCACAACTCGCCGAGGATCATCTGCCAGCGCAGCGCCTTCCCGGCGGGGCCGCAGAGCCATTCCCACTCGCCTCCGCATCCGGGCGCGACGCCGTGACCGGCGGGCGCACCGGGGTTGCGGTCGCTCCACCAGACGGGGTGATCGAGCACGCGCTGGGTGTGCGATGCAAGCTCGCCCGCGACGCGCCCCTCAGACCACTCCGGGAACCAGCGATCGTCATCGACCTGCCACGCCTCCGCGCTCGCCGGGATCGTCGATGCGATGTAGGCGTAACCCGGCGGCAGCGGCTTGTTCTCGACCAAGAGCGCCGCCTTGCCGTCGACCGTGACGCGCAGGCGTCCGATGTGGCGGCGGCCCATGCCGGGGTAGGCGTTGGTCGCGTAGACCGTGACGCCGCGCGGCTCGAACCACGCGCGAACGTGGAGCCATCCGCCGATGGTGGACCACGGATCGTCGGGCGTCAGATCGACGGCGCGAAGGTCGTCGAGCTGGAAGCGGGCGGACCCGGTGGTGGGCTCGGGATCCGGTCTCGGCCTCACCGGCGGGTCGGGTTCCGGCTCCGGTCGAGGATCGGGCTCGGGCTCCGGTTCCGGCACCGGGTTCTCAGGCTCGCCGAGCACGGCGTCTTCTAGCGAGCGCAGGTTGGAGCGGAGCTGGTCGAAGCGGCGGGCGATGTTGCGGCGGTCGGACATGGCGGCGGCTCAGGTTCGGGGTGTTCGGGTCAGGCGAAGGGCAGGACTTCTTGGGCGAGTCGCTTCGCCGCGATCTCGCAGTAGCGTTCTTCGATCTCAATTCCGATGGCGCGGCGGCCGAGACCCTTCGCAGCGCGGAGCGTGGTGCCGCTGCCCATGAAGGGGTCGAGTACCGTGTTGCCAGGGACAGCCGAAAGCAGCCTTTCGAGCAGCGAAACGGGCTTGGCCGTGGGGTGCTCCGCATCGTCTTCGCGCGCGGCCCGTAAGACAGTGCCGATGTCGTGCCGTAGGAAGTTGTCGGCAACGCCCTTGCTGGCGTGCAGGATGAACTCGGCCTGCTGCCTGAACCCGTTGCCCATTCCGAAGCTCAGCTTGTCCCACACGAGACAGGCTCTTAGCGACCAGCCGGACGACTCGATCGAGCCCGCCATCACCGGCCACTGCCTCCAGTCGATGAACGAGAAGAAGTGACCGTCTCGTTTCGAGACGCGGAATGACTCGACGCCGAACATCCGAATGAGCATCGCGAAGCCGTGCGCGCTCAGGTTGTCGGTCCCAAACCAGCGCTGCGCGCCCAACTCGCTGTCGTTCCGAATCATGGAGCCACGCGAGCGCATCTGCGCAGACTGGCGCGCACCGCTGCTGTACGGTGGGTCCGACATCAGCACGTCGATCGAGTTCTCCTCAAGCGACGCGAGCACGGAGAGGCAATCCCCGTGATAGATGACGATGCCGCCCGTCGAGTCCGTGTAGTAGGGGTCCATCGGTGTTCGAGTTGCGCCCGCGCAGGCCGGGCGCGCGTGTGGGTCAGGGCTGCGGGACGCCTTCCGGGATGATTGTCACCGTCGCGATCTGGAGCGGCGAGACGTACATCTCGCACGGTGTGACGTTGGTGCTCATGCCGGTGAGTGCCAGCTCGAAGCGGACTTTGCAGAGCAACTCCTCGCTCCATGCGGGGACGCCTGACACTTCGACATCGAGGCCCGGCGTGATCGCGTTCCAGATCCCTCCGCCCTCTTCGAGCGGCCAACCGACGCCGATGCCAGAGTCGGCGTCCGCATCCACGACAGGCAGGCCGGTGCCCGGGAACGAGATCGACACCGACGAGCGCCCAAGCCAGACGAATGTGCCCATCCCCGACCCGGGCGGGAATGGCGGATGCACGATCGAGGATGTCTCGTCGAGCGTGAGCCGCAGGCGGATCGTCACCGTCTCGATGCCGGGCGGGACCGCATCGAGTGTGAGGTCGGTGTCAGCGGGACCCTCGACTGGCTTGGTCTCGTAGACCTGAGCGCCGGCCGGGCGGAAGCCGTCGCCGGCGAAGGCGAGCGCGGAGAGCAGGACGGCGGACACGAGCATCAGGAGTCTGTGCATGTGGGTTCCTCGGGAGAGGGTTGGTCTCGGTGCCCGTCAAGGTGATGGAGCCGCGCGCGATGGTACGCGAGGCGGGGTCAGCATTCTTGGTCCTGGTCGCCGGCCGCGACGCCGTACATGAGCCCAGCGGGCCGCTCGCGCCGACGCCACGGCCACTCGTTGTCCTCGCGAGCCCAGCGGTCGCGCTCGGCCTCACGCTCAGCTTCGATGGCAAGCTCGCGCTCGTGCGCGTCCCAATCGAAGTCTGCCTGTTCCGTCATCGTGCGGATCCAGCGTTCCTCGGGGTGCTCGCGATCAACGAACGCGCGCGATCCGTCCTCGCGCTCGACGAGTCCGTTTCCGTGGCCGTCGTGGATGAGCCAGCGTTCAAGCATTGGATTGCTCCCCGCGCGCTGCGATGCGCGCTTGCTCGGCGGCGATGGCGTTGAGCCAGGGGCCGCCGTGTTCCGCGTCCGGGCAGTGTTCGGTCACGAGGACGCCGTCGATCCCGCTAACTACCGGCACACTCAGCACCAGCGCCTCCAACTCCGCGACCCGCTCTCGCTCCGCTTGCAGCGTGTGGGCGAGCGCGGGGACGGCCTCGCGGGATGCCGTGGCGGCGCGCACGTTCCCAGGGAAGCGCCATGCGGCAAGGGCCTCGCTCTTCGTGGCTCGCTCCGGTCCACGCGACTCACAACCGGGAAGCGAGCACGCGACTCGGTACGTGGACGCGCCCTTTCGCAGCAGCCTCGCGACGATCCCCTCTGAGGAGACGCAAACGTAGCGCCAATCGGTGCAGCCACACCACGGGCACGGCCCCTCCGTCGCCCGCTCCGCCAGATCGAGCCACGCGCGCTCGGCGGGGGAAAGGTGGTCAGTCGGTATCATCGCTTTCCTTTACCTGAATCGCCGAAAATCAAGAGCACGACGATCACCGCGCCGGCCGCATACACCCACCAGACGGACATATCAGGCATCATTGCTTCTCCTCGCGCAGCGCGTAGACCGCTCTCTTGCCGCCTCCCGGGAACGCAAGAGCGCGCAGGCGGTAGTAGTCGTTGTGCCACGCATGCTGGCGGCACAGCGCCTTGCTGTTCTTGCCCCGACCTCGGTAGACCGAAGCACGCTCGCTGCATCCAGGATGCTTGCACGCGGGCGAGTAGTCCTCCACGCGCAGCAGATACAGCGTGCGCCCGTTCTTGCGGATGGTCGGCGCGAACGTCGTCTCAGTCGGCATCAGTGCTTCTCCTCGCGCAGCGCGGCGCGCTCGTACTTCGCCTTGACCTGACACGGCCAGCACCACCACTCTTCTCTCCCCGGCCGATGCTTCGCGCACGGCTTCGGGCTCATCCCGGACGATCCAGTTCCAACGTCGTCGTACTCGCACTTGCCATCCTTGCCGTGGCTCGACCCTGACCGGCTCAGCGCGAGGTCGCGCATCAGATCGAGCGCCCCGCGTAGCCGCTCGACCTCGGCGAGCAGGCGGCACTCCATGTCGCCGGCTGGACGTACACCCGTCCCGTCGCGCAGCAGCACCAACGCGGGCGCGAGTCGCTCCACCGCCACGCCGCAGGCTTTGAAGCCGTCGCTAGGGAGCATCGGGGGCCTCCAGTCCAAGAAAGCGAAGCAGACTGAACGGGCGGCGTTGAGCCTTCGCCTTCGCTGCGTCCTCGACACGCATGGCCAGCGACTGCGCGTGACCAGCAACCTTCCATGCGGATGCGACATCGGCCTTGAGCAGCATCACGGTCGTCTCCAGGGCGATGATTCGGTCTGTCGCGTCCTGGGCAAGGTCGAAGCGCGGCTCGGCCAACCTTCGCAACCGCTTCGTCGCAGCCAAGATCAGCGCGCGGCGTTCGTCGAGGATGTCGTCCTCGGCGTCGCGCACACCGCTCCAGTTCGACCCGCCGCGCTGGCTGTGGTTCCAGTTGGCGAAGCGATCGAGGATCGCTCGGCATTCGTCGGCGGTCATCTCTCTGTGCTCAGTCGGCATCGGGGGCCTCCGGGGTGAGGGCGGCGAGAATGCCCTCGCGCCGCGTGTAGTACCTCGCCATGACCTTCTTCACGCTCTCGCGCCAACTGGACGTGAACGCGCCATCGAACGAGACGCCCGCGCTCCACGCCGTTGCCGCTTCGACGAGCATCTCTTGTAGCCACTCAACCTCCGCCCGGCTCGCCGCGAGCTCTTCCTCGCGCGCGG